TTAATGACGGGAAATACAAAGGGGTTATCGGAGTTGGCGGCCTTTTGCTGGCAAGGATACCTAACGAAATTGTTGAAGCGCGCAAGGAATATTTTGAACAACAAACTCAAGACCGAAACGACGCGATTGAAAACGATTTAATGAAGGAACAGCATCCAAGTATGCCGATCAATAATGATCGACAGACTCGTGTAACCTTCGGTGGTACGAAGAAGAGTTAATTTTTTAACAATTCTTACCAACGGATAAATTAAATCGTACTGGAGGCCTTTCGAGGCAGGTACAAAAGGAGATAATAATATGGCAAATAAAGATGCAGCTTTTGGTTTTAAACCGACAAGACACTTGTCTGGTGGATTAATCAGAGCAGAAGAGTATGCAATTGCTAACAACGCGTCAGCGTCCATTTTTACTGGACAAGTCGTTGAAGCAGTAGCAGGCGGTGGTATCGAAGCAGCAGCAGCTGGAGACACACAACAATTGGGTGTATTCGGTGGTTGTTTTTTTACTGACCCCACAACAAGTAAGCCTACGTTTAAAGCTTCGTACACACAAGTCGCAGCAGCGGATATAGTAGCTACAGTTCATGTAGATCCTAATATCGTGTATGAAGTACAGCATGATGGCACTGGAACAGCAGCGATGAATAATTCAGCTTTTGATTTTGTAGGAGTAGGCGGAAGCTCTCTTACTGGACAATCAACTTCTGAGTTAGACACGTCTACTTCAGGAACATCAGGCGGTTTTAAACAAATCGGTATATCAAAAGACCCTGACAATAGTGATGTAGCTTCAGCAAATGCAAATGCATATGTTGTGTTCAACACTGGCGAACATGTCTTTAAATTAACAACAGGCGTATAATTTTAGAATAGGAGATAAATTATGGCAATATCACGAGCACAGCTAGTTAAGGAACTAGAGCCAGGATTGAATGCACTATTCGGCCTGGAATATAAAAACTATGCAGATGAGCATGCAGAAATTTTCGACGTAGAAAATTCTGACAGAGCTTTTGAAGAAGAAGTAATGTTATCTGGTTTCGCGAATGCTTCAGTTAAACCTGAAGGTTCAAGCGTGAACTACGATACAGCACAGGAATCTTTCACTGCTAGATACACACACGAAACGCTTGCTTTAGCGTTTTCAATCACTGAAGAAGCGATTGAAGATAACTTGTATGATAGACTTGCGTCTAGATACACAAAAGCATTAGCTAGATCTATGGCAAATGCTAAACAAGTTAAAGCAGCAAACGTACTGAACAACGCGTTCAGTTCGTCTTTCACAGGTGGTGACGGTGTAGAACTTTGTTCTGCAGTTCACCCAATTGTGGCTGGAACGTTCAAAAATGAACTGTCAACTGCAGCTGACTTAAACGAAACTTCGTTAGAGCAAGCTCTTATTGACATCGCAGCTATGACTGATGAAAGAGGCCTAAAAATTGCGGCAAAAGGAGTTAAAATGATAATTCCTTCAGCGCTTCAATTTACTGCTGAGAGATTGATGAAATCTCAAGGTAGAACAGCTACTGCAGATAATGGTATCAATGCAGTCGGTAGCATGGGAATGATCCCACAAGGTTACGTAGTAAATCACTACTTAACTGATACTGATGCGTTCTTCATTAAGACTGATGTTCCTAACGGATTAAAAATGTTCGTTAGAGCACCAATCAAAACTGCAATGGAAGGCGACTTCGAAACTGGTAATGTTAGATACAAAGCTAGAGAGAGATATTCTTTTGGATTCTCAGACCCTAGAGGTATCTTTGGATCACCAGGAGCAGCGTAATCATTAAATAAGAAAATTTATGTGGCCGGACATGTTTCGGCCACATTTAGTTAATAGAAAGAAAAACCATGAAAAAAACTCTCATCAATATCTGGGCATATGATCATCATGCAAAATTTAATATTGAGCATGCTGAAGATACTGCACAAAGCGTTGAAAAAGCAATACTTGACAAGCTAGGAGAAAAGAGTATAGTTTGGGAGTATCTCGGAAACAACTATAATAACGAGATAAATCGAATAACTTATGAGGAGGTTATTGATGATACAAGACCTATACAAACAAAAAAGGTCCTTGGAGTTGAAGTGGCAACAGGAGCATCTAGATAATAATAGATATACTCTTGAGATGGTTAAGATTGATGACAAAGTAAAAAGAGTTATCACTGACATTAAGCTGGAAGAAGCAGCTATTGCACATAGACAGAATCAAGTTGAGGATGTCACTCCACAAGTTTCTGTAGCTACTTAATCAAAAGCTACATTGCTGAAATGCATAAATACCTTAGGATCTCTTGCACTCTACTTAAAAGTATTGTATATTTATCACACTATACATAATTAACTTGCATGGCGACGTGAAGTATAGCGCGTTACGGCCTAGAGACTCTATGCAAATAACTAGGAGAATATAATCATGGCAACAACATCGTTTCAAGGAATCATAAGATCATACGGCGGACAAGATAAATCATCAGGCGTTACACCGTCTAATGTAATTTTATCTGCAATAATTTCATTTAACCCAGTAGGTGCTTCAGCAGTAGCAGTTAGAGTTGGTACTTCAGCAACATCAGGTGAAATTTTTAAGTTACCAAAAGGTGCTGTACCTACACAATTTATTAGTTTAGGTGGTGCAACAGGTGGTACTAACCCAACTGTTGATATTGGAACAGCAGCTGATCCAGATGGTTTTTTTAATGAACTAGATGCAGATCTTAAAGGTGCTGTAAAAGGTGCTGATGGTGCGTTAGCAATAGGAACAGGTGTTCCAGCTAATGTACAAGTTACTGCTAATGAAGGTTCTTCAGCAGCAACTGGCGGAACTGTAACAGGTACTTTTCACTACACTATGGTAGACAATGCTAGAGCAGGTGAATCACAACCTGAATTAGTGTCGGCATAATAATTTAATTAATAGTGCTCCTTCGGGAGCACTTATAAAATAAGGAGAAAAAATATGTCAGGCGGCGGATCATTTTCAAGCGACCAAACAACCCTACAAAAAGATACAGGTGCCATATCGTTATTAAGAGCAGGCAGAGCTAGAGTTACTTCTATTCAAGGTAGAGGTGAAGCGGGTTCTGTTATACTTTTACATGATGCAGCTACAACAGGTGCAGCAGCAGGTACTAATCTAAAAGCAACTTTTAAATATG